TGTCTTAACCGCAATCGTGATCGTCCCACCAGCTTGAGTTACGGAGAGTGCCAAATTGGTTAGATCAAGCGAGGAGTCGACAACCGTTGCTGTTGCAAACGCGTTCCAAGCCGAGCCGTCGTCTCCGTAAAACGCATCGCCCGAAACGTATGCAATCCGACCAGCGTTACCGGCCGCAGGCAGCGAGGCAAAGTTTGCGTAGTTTTCCATCTTGGCTGAGATCTGAGCCAAGCTTGTTGAAAGAGTTCCTTCCGCAGTCGCGTCGTTTCCAAGAACAAACTGGAGAACCGCAGAAGCTCCGCGGTGAAGCCTGATATTGTTCGCTGCAGTGCCGTTGTTACCAATGATCAGATTCGCGTCGTTCCTGAGAAGTGCTCGGATGTTTGTGCCATCATCCGTTTTCAGGAAACTGGTATCCGTTCTCCACCAAATCCTTCCTGGTACACCGGCTGAGGGATCAGATGTGAGGTTTTCAATCTGGGCTTTTTCGAGTTGTCCGTAAATTTTTGCCATTCATTACTCCATCACAATCAGTCGATAAGTGCCGGTTAGGGCGATGTTTGAGGTAATTCTCACGTCTGTGGCGTTTAGGCGTTCAGTCTTGATGTAGAGAGTCTCGTAGTTGTTCGCGGAAAGGTCAAGGAACTGAACCAAAGCATTTCGCACGTCGCTAATGCCCGTGGTCGTGAAAGTCTTCACAGTCTCTGCAGCCCAAACGGTGTCCTGAACGTACTTGGAAACCCCAAGTACAACCAAGGCGGAGCCAGTATCCACGTAGGCTTTGGTGTTGTCGGTCGCATACACCACGCGGCCAATGTTCTGCGCAGAGGAAGCCGGGAGCGTTGCGAAAGTGAAGTTCTCGAGACGGAAACCTTTAAACTCACCTTTGGTGTAAACGTCTCGGAAGTAATTGGAACTTCCGCCAATGTCGGTTCCTGACCAAGATCCCGCAAAGCTTGCGTTCGTCGTAGGCACGGGAACGCTCGAGAACTTGATGTATCCCTTCGAAGCATTCGCAGTGGAGTCAAGAACGAGGTGTTCACCAGCCGCGGTGCCGCCATAGAGAGTCTGCCCACCGGCTCTGCCCGCGAGAAGCGCATACTGAGGATGGTCGTCATCCAGAAGCCCAGAGATAGTGCCGTGGTCAATTTCGGTATCGGGGGCGGAAGCCACCCATTTCGTGCCGTCATAAAAGATCGACATCCCTGCTGCGACACCTACATTGATGTCTCTGAGGCTGAGAAGAGTCGCCATCGTGATGGAGTTCGTTCCATCCGAGATTCCGGTAGATAAGAAAAGTGAGGTAAATCTTAGAGCGAGTGCCCCAAGCGCCAAGGTATTGTCCGAATTCGGCTGAATTGAGGCCGTAGTCTGAACAATGCCCGTTCCATTTGGAGAGAGAACAATGTTTCCGTTGGCGTTGGTACTCGAGAGAGTATTCCCATCCAAACGAAGATTGTCGGCGTTGAACTGCCCAGTGAGAGTCACCAAACCATTGGCATCGACGGTCAGATTAGTCGAGCCAACTTCAACGATCCCAGTGCCAGGCAAGAATAGAACGACGTTTCCATTGGCATTGGAGGTAATCGTTACATCGCCATTGGCATTCGTTGCTGAAATCTGGTTTGCAGCAAGCTGAAGATTTCCTACATTTAACTGAGTGAGTGTACCATTCGTTCCAGTGATATTCCCAGTCGTAGTGAGGTTCTCATTGCCAAATGAGATCGTTCCAGTGCTTGAAGTGATTGAAGCGACGCCCGCCAGATCAGGATCTAGAACGATTGTCTGGGCATTGTCAGTAAGAGTGGTGACACCAGCAGCAAGAGTACCAGTAGTCGAAAGGTTCTCGTTGCCAAAGCTGATGGCACCACTCTCATCAGTAATGGATCCTGGTGCGAGAATAAGCGCATTCCCGACTAGCGGACCCACCTCTATAGACGAGGTAAAATAGCCAATGGCTCCTGTGATGTTACCAGTGGTGACTAAATTTTCGTTATCAAAATCAATAGTACCAGAAGAATCATTGATGGAGCCAGAAGATAGAGTAAGAGTTCCAGCGACGACAGTACTCGCTGTAGTAATTGTTCCTTGGAAGTAGGCATCTTTGAATCGGCTGACGTTTGTTCCAACGTCGAAGGAATTGTGTACGGCTGGTCGGAAGTTATCATCGACTTGAACGTACCCGGTGGAAGCACCCACCCCATCTCCAGAGTTAGCTCGTAGAGTAAGGTTGGTTCCTGCGGATTGACCGCCGTATATCGTTTGACCAGCATATGTCCCAGCGATGACTGCTCCTGTAGAGTCCAGATCATCGATTCCGTGCTTGTAGACGTAGACATCCTGGGTCTTTAACAGGAAATTAGAGAGAACAGTACCTTCTCCCCAATCCATGTCATAAATCTTATGCCAACTCGCAGTGACTTCACCCTCTCGCTGCTCCCACCGATAAGCAGCAGCTTTTCCGTCTCCATCGTCAGTGACAACGCGATAGTCGTTGATCGTATTCCCGAGAAGTGGGAGTGCAGCAGGATTGGCAACGGCTGCTTTTTGCTGAGGATAGATGACTGCCAAAACCCAATCAAGTGCCGATTGGACATTGGTGACTCCGGGCAAAGAGGGACTCGTGTATCCAAAATCCGCCAAAGTATGGCGAAGCGGGTGCTGGAGCGCGTTCCAAACTTCAAATCTTCCGTGTTCGCCAATACTCACTGTTCACCTCAAATGTCGTAAGCAAAACTCCAAACGCTGGTTGATTCTTTTCTTTTCAAAATCTGAGTTGAAGTAGGAGTTCGGTACTCATACTCCGTCAAAACACAAGGCCCCTGATCTGGGGTGTCTACTGCAGCCTCATAAACTTGTGCGATTCTGTCTTGACCATCGTAAACCACATACTGCTTTACGTATTCTTTTAGGTGAGTCTTAAGTAACGCTGACTTTTCTTGTGTCGCCATAATTACACCAAGTACCCATTCCAGTTGTATCCCCACGCGGTGTAGTCGTCATTCCCTACAATCGTAGCGGTGGGATTGAGAATATTTTTGGTAAGCTTCAATTTAAGGCAAAATCTTTCTTCCAAATACATGTCAAATGAAATGGAGCATGACAGATTTACTTCTCCACCAAGAGGAGCTTTCCTATCTAAGAGAAACCAGTAATCATCTGGGCTTCCGCGTTTGAAAACTGCAAGCTCTGCAAAAAGAACATTCACGCAAGACTGAACCAAAATCTGAGATTCTAAAACATAAAGAGAACTATCTACGGGGCAAATGAAATCATTTGAATCAAGATCATAATCTTCATTCACATCCCAAAGTTTTCTCGTGGCAGTGAGCTCCGTCCATCCTTCTCCAGATAAGCTTTGATTTGATCCATTCTTATCCACTGCGCAAGTGGATCTGTAAGGTTTTGAAATATCTCTGTAGAGAATTGTTCCAGGATTTACTGTCACAAATTACCTCGCACTCGTTAAGTAGTAATTGGCCTCATAGTAATCAATGGTAAGAGTTCTTTGAGATCCCCCACCACTTCCTGCTGATTTGAAAATCCCCCAAGCAAAACCACATCCGCGTCCAGCACCGGTAGGAATATTCGTAGTAATTGTTCCAACAGAAGTTCCATTGATGTAAAAAGTTACCGATGTTCCAGCAGCATTCACTGTGAATGACAATTTAACCCAAGTAGCTGCAGCTACTGCGGTGCTGCTATTTGCAGTTGTCTCAGTATTGTTGTTCTTACAAACCAAAACCCAGTTCGCAGACTCAGTATGAGTATACCTGAAGAAAACACCATCGGTATGTTCAGTCGCAGTGTTGCTGTCTCCTAAACCAATCCTCGTGACATAAGTGACAGTTCCATCACTCAAATTGCTCAGGTTGACATAGGTTTCAAAAGTGAAAACCCCACCACCAAGAATGATAGAAGCTGTCCCACCGTTGAGTGCAGCCCTTCCAGTAATCGTGGTACCGGCGGTCAAAACTGCTTGACCAGGTCTTCCAGCTGCATCGGGAGCGCCAAAAGCAAAGCTTGAAGCCGTACCTGCACTATTCTCAGTGAGACCTACCAAACTAGATTCGACGAAGTCTGATCGGTAGATCATTCGAGCATTAGCGCCTTTTAGCCCGAAAGAATAAGATGCTCCTGCACCCCCATCCGTAACGGAGAAGACATTTGTGTCAGGAGTAAAGACTCTCTCTACAGTCAAAGTTCCATTTGCTGCCAATGTCAGATACTGAGCATCAGCTGGTGCGTAGGTAAATGCAGAAGTAGCAATTGTAACGTCTACTTCCTCATCGGTACCGTCATCTGAAATAGTGATTGTGGTGTTTGCGCCCTCGATGAAGTTGATTCTTCGTCGTGTTCCAATCGTTGCTCCAGTAGAGTTTTTTCTAACTGCCACTCGAGCATTGGCGTTTAGGTTACCAGTGAGCTCATCGGATCCACCAGCGTAGTGAGTGGAAGCGTGAGCGATTCCATCAATTGTAAGATCGATCTCCTCGCCTGCATTGTCATCTGAAGCTGAGATGGAGATATTTCCAGCAGAGATGAAATTGATTCTTCGACGAGAACCAATGTTTGCTCCACTGTTCACCCTGACAGTGGTTCTGGCATTAGCATTTAAGTTTCCAGAGAGCTCATCAGATCCACCAGCGTAGTGAGATGCTGCGTGAGTTGTGCCGGTGATGGTAAGATCAATTTCTTCACCGGCATTGTCATCGGATGCTGAAAGAGAAATGTTACCAGCCGAAATGAAATTGATTCTTCGACGAGACCCTACATCTGCACCGCTATTTAGACGTACAGTTGTACGGGCTACCGCATTTAAGTTTCCAGAGAGCTCGTCAGATCCACCCGCATAGTGAGTTGAGGCATGAAGACCGACAGAGCTATTGATCGTGAGATCAATTTCTTCTCCAGCATTGTCATCCAATGCGGTGATAGTGACGTTTGTTCCCTCAATGAAATTGATTCTTCGTCTAGATCCTACGTTAGCACCACTGCTTACTCGAACAGTGGTTCTGGCAATAGCGTCTAGATTGCCTGTAAGTGGATCAGATCCGCCAGAGTAATGGGAAGCTGCATGAGCAGCAGTAGGTGCTGAGATTTGAACAGTGACTTCTTCACTTCCACCAACATCGGTAGCAATGATGCTGACATTGGTTCCTTGTAGAAAATTGATTCGGCGTCTTGGACCAACATCAGCACCACTATCCACTCGAATCATCACTCGAGCATTAGCGTTGATGTCTCCAGCCAATTCGTCTGTTCCGCCTACTTGGTGTTCATCTTGGTGGAGTGCAGCGGCAACACCCAAATTCGTTCGAGCAGTAGCTGCAGTAGTCGCTCCAGTTCCCCCATGGTTGATCCCAAGCGTTCCGCCCATGTTGGCTAGGTCAAGGCTCGTTTCAATGTTGCCTACCGGGAGAAAGGCAGCAGTGGTAGCGCCTGTCGCGATAAGGATATGTCCTGAAGTCAAACCAGAGTAGTTTAGATTGAGAAAATCGATTGAACTTCGGATCTGATTGACAGTGATTGCTCTAGTCGTCGCCCCTTGCGTTGCAGGAATGAGATCTGTACCATTGGCGCCACCGGCTAAAGGAAGTTCTGATATTTTCTTAGCCATAGTCAGGTCTCCGTGTAGATGTCTTCACCATCTTCAGTTTGAATCGCTTCGTCGCTTTCAGTCTTCAACAGTTCCCCAACTGCCTCAATAACAGAGCCAGAGATGAAGAAAAGTTTTCCTACTGCAAGCCTAAGTAATTTCATCTCAGTCCTGAATTACTCCAAATTTCAGAGTCAAAGGAGTAGTTGTCAAAAATGTCGGAGCTCCTTTTGACTGAAGAACAAACCAAATATCTCTGCTTTTGGCGATCGATTGAAAAAGAAATCCGACTTGAGTCTTGGTGACATCGTAACTCGCGCCGTTGTCGATGAAATCGGTAGCACCGATCTGAATTCTTCCCAAGAATTTAGAAGCCATCTCGGAATCGGAGATGTTCAAAGCGGCATTGTCCGCTGAAGAAATTGTTGGCTCTTCATTGAAAAACAAGATGTCAAAAGGCTGGCCAATTTTTCCTTTGTCCACCACAACCAAAGAGAGAAGTGCACCAGTTCCTTTGGTATCATCCAAAGCGTCTTGGATTCGGTTTGCAGTGCCCATCTGATCTCCGCTCGCGTAAGCCTCGGTCTGGAGTGTAGGTTCCACTGAAACTAAGGTCGATTTGCCTTCAAAGGGAGTACCCATTTTCTCACCTCAAATGTGAAAGGGGCGAAAGTTTTCACGTCTTCCGCCCCTTTGGGTTGTGGTCGCCCTTAGTCTTGGAAGTAGACTTCACAATAAATGTCAAGAACACCCGCCGTCAAGGCCTCGACTGCGATCGAAAGAACGAGCTTTCGCTTCGCCGTTGCTTTCACTGCAGTAGCCGCGGTTCCCACTGGAATACCTGCATGAAGTGCCGACAAAGTGTCCGCGTCAACTGCAGCCAAAAGGTCGCCAGCTGCATTGAGAGTCAATGCCACTGTTCCCGCTCCGCCAGCCGATGCTGGAGCAGTCACGCGGTCGATGATCACTTGCTTGACGATCGCGCCATTTGGGATGTCAATTTCTTGACCGAACTCATCTTTCAAATTGATCGAACCAACTGCACCGCCATCAGATGCGAAAGAGTACTTGGCTTTGATCAATTGAACTTTACCAGCCAAATGTTTGCCAAGAGCACCCGAGTGATGGGCATCCATGGCAATACGTTCATTTTCAGTTTTCAGAAGTCCTGCGCTCATTTTGAAATCTCCTTTTTAAAGAAAAGAAGCTCGAGCCTGATGACCCGAGCTTATTCTCAAATTTAGTAGTTGATGCCGTAGATGATACCGCACAACGTCGGCTTGGTGACTTCGAGTTCACCAAACAAGCAGATATCGACGATGTACTTGTAGCCCGTTTCAGCGCGAACTTCGTAGTACTCTTTTCCGTCTGGTGAACGGCGTTTCTTGAAGAAACCATTCGAACGGAAAGTCATTGCTGACATATCCATGAAGTGAATGATGTCGTCATCCATCTCTTGAACACCGACCACGGTGAAGGAACCGCGAACACCCATCACGTCGATCTCAGTCCAGCCATAGATCGAAGCTTTGGTTGTCGTTGCAGTCACTTTGAATGGGCCTTTTTGGCTTTCGATGACTTTCATAACGCTGCCAAGATGCTTGTAGCTCATGACAGCTTTTGGCATCATTCCGCCTTTAGCCTTGGTGCGGATCGAGGTGTAAGCATCAAACAATTTGTCCAAAATGTTCGTTGCTGAAATCGATGCACCAGAGACGTTGACAGCTTGCAGATATGGCCAAAGAGTCTTGGTAACACCATGCAGAGAAGTGTCTCCACCGTTTGCGCTCGAGAGCAAAGCACCACGGAGGCTGGTGAACGAGTTCGTCACCGTTCCGCCTACCAAGATGCCGTCGTGGTAGAGCTTTGCGTTTTGAGCGGCAGTGTAAGCCGAAAGGTCAGCTGCTGCTCCACCGCGAGTCAGCGAGAATGTAACTGCATTGGTGTCCACGATGATACCAGTGACATAGACATCAATTTGTGAACTGTTGTCGTCTTTCAGAGTGCACTTCTGGCCGATCTCGAAACGATCGATACGATCGACGATCATGATGCCAGTAGCGTTGTTGGTAGAATCAGTCACTTTTGCGAAGTGTGGACCACCAAGAAGATTGATCGAAGCGACCATCTTCATGTATTCCGAGAAATCTTCCACTTGGTCTGGGAGAATGCGGAGGAAGCCATCCACATTCAAACGGCCATCATGCTGCATGATGTCCGTGTGGTTGAACTCCATCGATCCCCAAACTTCTTTGTAAGAAGAAATCGTTCCACGAACGAATTGGTGTTTCGAGATGTCACCAGTGTTGGTGAGACCGCCGAATTTCACAGAGCTCGATTGAGCGCCTTTAAATGGAACGACGATTTGGCCGCCTTTCCATTTGTTGTCTTTCTCGACGTTCTCCATGAACCACTGGCGCTTGATGAAATCTTCAGCCAAAAGCTCGTTGGGGAGGTACTCATTGAGCATGTTCCCAAAATCGCGATTTGTTGACATGTAAATTCTCCTGAATTTTTAAATTTTTAAGTATCTAATTGTGCTCGGATCTTTTTGAGATCAGCAATCGATTTGACCTTTGATTTCACTACCGAAGCGCCACTGCCTTGGATGTTCGGCAACACTGGTTTAGGTGCTGCGCTTGCCTGTGCTCCGCCTTGTGACTGCAAGACTGGAGCGGCTGCAGGTGGTGCTTCCGGAGCGTTTCCTCCAAACAGAGGTAAAACTTCTTGGGCCAATTCTTTTGGTGATTTGTAAACCCCGTGAACCTTCCAGTAGTAATCGCCTCGTCTGGCGAGTTCTGTTCTGAAAGCGCCCTGATTTCCGGCGCGGGTATCGAAGGCTTTGGCTACCTGGGAGACTTGCGGATCTGCCAGGACCGAAGCCATCTCAGATTCGAGACCGGCGAGTCTCATCTGAGAAAACTGATTCTTGAGAAGTTGGTTTTCTTGCTCAAGTGTGTAAGCTCGTTCCCGAGCCTCTTTTTGTTGATCGTAGATGGCTCTGTCGGATGGGTCAAGCTGATTGTATTTTAATTTTTGCGCGACGTAGTTAAAGAGATCATCGTCTTTGATCCCAAGAGTAGACATCACATGGTCGAAGTTCTTCTCTTGGAGTGCTTTTCCCAAAACTCGAAGATCATTGTCGATCGGAGTGTAGTGCTCCCGAAGTGAGACAAGTTCCTCTTGAGTCTTCTGATACTTAGGCTTGATATGATCTAAGCCGCGAGCCTTTTCATACAGTTCTTTGGCTGCTTTCTCCGCTTTCTCATCTTTGATCGCAGCCTTCACCCATTCATCAAACTCATGCTCCTCCCCAAGATGCTTGAACTTGAAATTTGGCGAATACGCGGGAGGAGCAGCATCCGCGCCAGAGTTTATCTCACCAGAATCAGAACCGGAGTCCTCCTGGCCGTTGGGGGACGGGGGCGTTTGGTGTTGGAGGGACTCCTGTGACGGGGTTCCCTCTTGTGGCATCTCGGACGTTGCTTGATTGTCGGACGATTGGGTTTCTAGCATTCATATCTCCAGGGTTTGGTTGCCCTACGGTGTTGGCGATAGCCTCTTGAGCATCGACTCCCGCCAATGCCCCGGCTGCGCTTGCCACCTGAGATTGTGCAGATCCCTGAAGACTTTCAAGCTTTTCTAACGTTATCCCCTGGCCCTCGAGTCGTTTCACGAGCCATGCAAGCGAATCGATCGGCAAACGGGCGCGGTGGGTTTTTGACGGGGTTGCCGGATCAGGCACATAGAAGTCGCAAGGCGTTAAAAAACCTTGCGCGGGGATGAAATCCGCCTGAAGTGCCTTCTGCTGAACCACTTCGTCGGCCATCTGTTCCGCCAAAGCAGCCGAATAGGTCTCGTAAACCTCCTTGATTGCAGGAGGCAGGAACTCGTAATCAGGTTTCTTCTGGCGCGCGGTGATACGTTTCAGGATGTACTCCGGATCCATCCCGGGCCTGATCGATGGAACATCGCCCCTCTCAATTCGGAGAATATCATTGTTTGCATTCTCGTCATCCATTGTGAAATCCGAGAAAGCATTTTTGAAATCACCGTAAGGCATCGAGCGAAGAATTTTACCAATGTCGTCTCGAGACAGATTCGGCCCGACGTATTGGAGCACATGATTGTAGACCAGTTGTTTCCCAAGCGCAGTTTCAGCATCCTCACTCACAGCACACGCTTTGATCATGTAAGCGAGTGGCGACATGTTCCTGAATTCAGACACGTTAATCACTTCGTCTCTACCAATCGCAGCGAGTAGATCTTCATCAGACATGTAGTGTCTTGCCAGATCCAGATAGATTGACATCAGGTTTGCAAAGAAACCTTCGATCTTCTGAGTGAAGAAAGAAAACTTTTTCTTCTGACTTACAGAAGCATAGAGCATAGCATATGGATCGGCCTGAGATTTGTCAGTCTCAGCCATGTCTTCTTCCACCATCATTGCAGAATAAAGCTGCTTGATAATGAAATCCGTGTAGCCTAAGTACTGCTCCCCGCTTCGGCCTTCCAGGATCGCGGGAGCTCCGCCAGTGGTGTAAATGGCTCTCACACCAGGCATCGCGGCACCTTGGCTGACTTTTGATCCATGCGAGAACACCATCTTGTCGTCACCCAAAGTGATCTGATGTTCTGCCATTTTTGAAATCGCACGATTCAACTCTGCCTGGAACGGGCGCCCGTGCTTGATCGGACTCCGGCCGCGAGGGGAAGTTTGGTACTCCTCGCAGTTTTCAATCGCAATCGGCCAGATCCCGTAAGGGAGTTCACCTTCTTCGATGATCCCCGCAGCGGTGTGATAGTAGTACGCACCGTTTGGATAATCCGGGCATGGGCGCACAAATACTTCATAGACTAGAACTTCATTTTCGCTCTCGCGGTAGGACGAAGAAGTCCCGTCAAAAATAACAAATCTTTCCATGAAAGATGTTTGAATATATTTGAGCTTATCCTCATCCCCGGCGTATCTCGCTTCGAGTTGTTTCTTTTGAGCAAGCTTTTTGTTGCCAATGAACCAGCTTTCAGCCCAAGTCTTAGCTTCTTTCGCACGAAACAAATTGAAGCCATAGAGTCTTTCAACACAAAGTTCTCCTGAGAAAGTAGGAACCAAATCCTCCTCATCTGGAGGAAGTGGCTGGCCTTGTTCATCCAATTGTGGCTCATAACCAGGCTTAGGCTTTTTCCCTAAGAACTTCCCTTTGTTTTGATCGAAGTAAACTTTTGACCCAACTTCCCCCAAAGTGAAGAAATCGAAAACAGAATTTCTCCGGTACACTTCCCATCCAAATTGTCTTTTGCCATAATCCCAAACCTTGTTTGAAAGATCGGCACACTTCACGTCCTGCGTTTCAGTGTCATTGTTTGGATAAGCCTGAACCCCGGGAACATAGGCCAGTGTGTTGTTGCAGTAGAGTTTCGTGATCTTCTGGATATGGTTCGCCACGATCCGGATCCGCTGATCCGATGGGATCGATTCATTTTCTCTGAGTCTGTCGAAGTATTTCCTCGTTCGTCTCGCATAGTGTTCGCCACTGACTAAGAGAACATTGGAACGCATCTCTGCGTACACTTCATTGTCCAAACCATTTGAATCAGTGTGGAGCTTGTTCAGATCCGATATAGTGAGCTTCTTCATTCGATTCCTCCAGCGCTGAGAGACGTTCGAATTCAAGCGGATCTGTGATTGCTAACTGCTCAAGCCGCGCTTCTCGGTCCTCGCGACTTTCCCCCACTGCTTGTGGAACTGGTTTTTGGTTAGCTTCTCCGGGGAGAACTTGGCCGTTTCCCGGGAACAGATTCGTTTCAGATTCGAGTCCCTTTGGCTGGGGACGAAACAATATTTTGAGCCCACCGAATTCAAATGACTCCAAAGTAGGGTGAGCTTGTAGCTCTTTTAAGATAGCACAAACGTCCAAAGCGGAAAGCCTATCCGTACATTTCGTTCCATTCTTCGATTTCGCTCGTGATCCGGTCTGACTCGTTTCTTGCATAGTAATCCTCAGGCAATCTACCTTCGCGCGCTAGCTCGTCAACACCGCCTACTGGGATCTCGACTTTTTTCTTCCCGCCAGATTTCGCCTCAGACAATAATTCATCGAAGTAGACCAGATCCCAAGGCACGCTGACCAAAGCATAACGAGTCGCGTCGGCCAGATCATCCTTAGCCTTGACTCCCTGAGAGTGAGTGATGTTTTGGAGCTCAGTGTCTAACCAATCCAGCGCCGGGTAGTCTGGGTTTCGATCGATCGTGAGCACGCGCGCGCCGAACAGAGTGTTCAGTAGATCTTGGCCAATATCTTTTCCCTTATCGGCCTTTAGGAAAGGAATTGTTCTCCGTTCA